TTTTGCGTAATCCTATCTTAGCGGAAGCCTTTGAGGAGCTTGGTAGCCGTTATATAGAAGCATGGAAGGTTACTTCTATTGAACAAGATACTCAAAGGGAGAAGATTTTTCAGATGTATCAAGCATTGCTTGCAGTGCGAGGACATTTGGAGGAGATTGTCAGCACAGGTGAGCTGGCAAAAATTGAGTTAAATGACAATTCTCTAAGGAGGAGATAAGATATGAGTGAAAGCAGTATCCCTGAAGGGACTGAAACACTAACCAAAGGTCAAGCACTTGACCATCTCTTGAGTACTCCCGCCCCTGAAGAGGCAAGCGAAATACTGCAAGAGCCTGTAGCTGAAGCTGAAACGGAAGTAGAAGCAGAAGCACCATTAGTAGAAGAAGTTGAATCCGATGACGTTGTAGAGCCATCTGAGGAAGAAACTGAAGAATCTGATGTTGAATACGAAGCTACTGAAGACGATGACGAGCAACCTGAAGAGGCCTTTGAAGAGTCTGATGATGTAGAAGAGTATTACACTGTTAAGATTGATGGCGAAGAAAAACAAGTCACAGCAGACGAGTTAGTCAAAAACTATCAACTTGAACAGGCAGCGCAAAGACGTATGCAGGAAGCTGCAAGTGAGCGAAAGCAAGCTGAAGCTGAACGCGAAGTCATCGCGCAACAGCGTGAGCAGTACGAACAGGCTTTGAATGTCTTGTCTCAGCAGCTTACGGTGCAAGAGCCAACTCAAGAATATTGGGAAAAGCTCTATGCGGAAGACCCGTTGGAATATGTAAAGCAACGTGATGCAGTTCGTGACCGCAAAGAAAATCTTGCTAAAGTTCAGCAAGAGCAGATGCGGGTACAGCAAGAGAAGCAGCAAGAAATGGTGCAAGCGCATCAGCAGCATCTCGCGCAAGAGCAGCAGCGTTTACTAGAGCGTATTCCAGAGTGGCGTGACGAAGAAGTAGCGACTAGGGAAAAGCAACAGGTAATTCAATATGCACAGCGCATTGGTTTTACCGAGCAAGAACTACAAACTGCCTCTGATAGTCGTGCTATCGAGACACTACGCAAAGCATACCTTTATGATGAGCTTATGGCTAAAAAGCCAGCAGCCCAGAAGAAGGTAAGGAAAGCACCGAAAGTAACTAAGTCTGGCAAGCCTACTCCTAAGTCCGAGATTACTGCAAAACGTAAAACACAGGCTTTTGACCGCCTGAAGAAAAGTGGCAGCAAAGAAGCTGCTGTTGAGTATCTTTTGGAAAGAAATAGGTAAATATTATGGCTACACATACTACTACTACTGCCGTTGGTGAGCGTGAAGACCTCTCCGACGTTATCACCCGAATCGACCCCGATGAGACCCCAATTTTTTCTGCTCTTAGCAAAGAAACTGGTAACGGGGTGTTTGTAGAATGGCAAGTTCAAGAACTGGCTGCTGCTTCTGCAACTAACTACCAAAACGAAGGTGCTGACGCTACTTACGACACACCAACAGCTACAACTCGCCTTGGAAACTACATGCAGATTTCACAGAAAGACGCTGCAATTTCTGGCACTTTGGACGCTGTTGATAAAGCGGGACGCGACAAAGAAACCGCGTACCAAAAAATTCTGAAGGGAATTGAGCTGCGTCGTGACATAGAAAAGTCTGTTGCAACTGCACAGGCTCGTTCTGCATCTGACCCTCGTAAAGCTGGTACACTCTCAAGCTGGATTACAAACGTATCTATTGCTGGAAACGAAACTGCTTTCAATGCTGGTGTTGGTGCTGGTACACACATTCCATCTGACGACGGTACTGACCGCACAATGACTTTGGCTATGATTGATGCTGCTATGCAAGCTGCATACGAAGATGGTGGTCAACCAAATCTTTTGGTTGTTGCACCTGCCAAAAAAGTTGCTTTCAGTGACTTGAACTCTGGTTCAGTAACCACAAACCAAATCAACTACACTGCTCCTCGTGAAGCAGCAATGGTTGGGTCGGTTTCGCTATATCTGTCCGATTTCGGCCAGCTCGATGTGGTTATCGACAGGTTCACACCATCCGACAGAGTTTATCTTCTGGACAGTGACTATGCTTCTATTTGCACACTGCCTGGTCGTAACTTTGCAGTAACAGACCTCGCTAAAACAGGCGATGCTGATAAGTTCGAAATCATCACAGAATGGACTTTGAAAGTATCTGCTCCAAAAGCGCATGGTGCTGTTTACAACTTGTCATAGGTTGTGAGGGGAGAGAGCAATCTCTCCCCAATACCTTTGGGAGAGCAAAGTGAAGAAACTTGTAAAAAGAGATTCAGTTACAGGCAAGGAAACTTGGTGTCACTATCAGGAGGATGGTGGCTTTATTTTTGAGACAGTCGAAAATGTAGACAAGCTAATTGCTAAAAACAAATCAGAGGCAAATGAACATCGTGCGGGTTCTTTGATAGGTGATACACAGAAACATCACCAGAAGGTTGCGGAGATACCTGCCTCAATGTATCATCAACTAATTGAGCAGTTTGGTGAGCCTAAAAACAATCCTACTGCTTGGAAAAAATGGCTAAACGATTATAACAATCGTTACTTTAGAACAAGCGGTGGAATGGTATAATGGCTATTACAACCTATGCGGAATTAAAAACTGCTGTAGCTAACTTCTTGGCACGTTCTGACTTAACAGACAGGATACCTGAGTTTGTCAGCATGGCAGAGGCTCGTATGGGTAGAGAGCTAGAAACACGCTCACAGGAAAAACGTGCAACAGCTACACTAACAGGCGGTGATGCGTTTGTTTCTTTACCTACAGACTTACGTTCTGTGCGTATGGTGAAACTAAACACAACACCTACTGAAGTTCTTGAGTATTATACGCCTCAAAAAATAAATGAATTGTATGCAAGTGGTGGTTCTGGAAAGCCTCGTGCTTATACAATTATTGGTGGAGAGATAAAGTTTGCACCTACGCCTGACAGCGCATATACAGCAGAGATTGTGTATATGGAAGGTGTGCCAGATTTGTCGGATAGTAACACGACAAATACGATTTTAACTCGTCACCCTGATTTGTACCTGTATGGTGCATTGTCGGCTGCAAGTGTGTATTTGATGGATGACCAGAAAACACAAATGTACGACAGTCTCTTTACACGCTCAATGGAAGAGTTAAAACGTGAAGAAGAAAAGGGTCAACATGCTGGCTCTGGTTTGTTTATGAAGTCTGATTACGGAGAATTGACATGAGCGCAATGAGTGATTATTTGGAAAATGAAATCCTTGACCATATACTAGGCACAGGTGCATATTCTGCACCATCTACTGTTTATATTGGTCTTTCTACTGGTTCTTTTGGTGATGATAATGGTGGTACTGAACTATCTGGCAGTGGTTATGCAAGACAGTCTGCGGCTTTTGATGCAGCTTCAGGAGGAACAACAGACAACACTGCTGCTATTGAGTTTCCTGCTGCTACTGGTAGCTGGGGAACTGTAAGCCACTTTGGTATCTTTGATGCTGCTAGTTCTGGCAATCTTTTGATACATGGTGCTTTTTCAGCAAGCAAAACGATTGCTACAGGTGACATTCTACGGATTGCTGCTGGCGACCTAGACGTAACTGCGGCTTAGTCCAATGGCTGAGATAATCGGCCCAACACTGGAGCAGCTAGACAACTGGGGTACTATGGATGCCCTGGATGCTTTTGGCTCTCTTGAGGACTTAGATAATCTCAATCTGTTTGAGACTAGCTCTTCTGTTGCGACTGCAATTACAGCAGCGCATACGAATAGTTTAGTAATTGTAAAAGAGCTTGAAGGCTCATCTGCTCTATCAATCACCACAACATCAGATGGAATACGCATACAATCAGTTGATGCTTCTGTAACAGGTGCAGCAAGTGTGGCGGCTGTTGCTAGATTTACTGTTGCAATGGATGCGGCAGTAAATATTGCAATTACTGAATCTGCAAGTGCATTAAAGGTATTAACCGCAAGTGGTAGCGCAAATATTGCCGTAACAGCAACATCTAGTTGCAATACCATACTTGTTATTGATGGCGCTGTGAGCATGTCTGTAACTGCGGATGGTTCTACGCAGTTTACAGCTAGTGGTGCTGGCTCAGTAAGCTGTGTTATAACCAGTACATTGACAGGTGAAATACTAGGAGAGCTTTGGTCTGTTGTATCTGAGGGCAGTGAGACATGGAGTGAGGTAGCTGCTGGCTCAGAAGTTTGGACAAATGTAAGTCAAGGTAGCGAGGTTTGGTATAGACAATGATTAGATTTGGCGAGTTTTTACCTGACCAATCAGATTTTGGTAATTCTGGTGTTACAACAGCAACAAATGTCATACCATCTTTAGATGGCTATTCTCCATTTAATGATTTAGCATCAATTAGTGATGCTGCTGATGGTGATATTGTTGGTATGTTTGCTTCGTCTAATGATGATGGCACGGACACAATATATGTTGCAGACAGAACAAAGTTATATAAATATGTTCCATCAACAAAGGCACTTACAAATGTAAGCAAGTCTGGTAACTACAATACAGCTTCAACTGATGTAACAAATTTTGTTCAATATGGTGAAACTGTAGTTGCTACTAATTTTACCAATCCAATACAGAAAATTACCGCCTCTGCTGCTGGTTTGTTTTCTGACTTGAGTGCTGATGCACCAAAGGCTAAGTACATAGCTGTTGTGCGTGACTTTGTTATGACTGCATTTACGAGTGATTCAACAGATGGTGTTAAACCATATAGAGCCAGATGGTCTGGTATTGGTGACGCAACAAGTTGGGCAGTAAGTGCCACAACACAAGCTGACTTTCAAGACATTATGGATATGGGTTCTATTACAGGTCTTGTTGGTGGTGAGTATGCAACGATACTAATGGAAAAAGGTATTGTTCGTGCTTCATATATTGGCTCACCATTAATATTTCAATTTGATAATGTTGAAACAAGAAGAGGGTGTAAAGTTCCAGGTTCAGTGGCAAATGTTGGTCACTTTGTATTTTATTTATCTGACGATGGTTTTTACATGTTTAATGGTCAAACATCAAAAGCTATTGGTGCAGAGAAAGTAGATAGGTTTTTTTACAATGACTTTAATTCAGCGTATCCAGAAAATGTTTCTGCCAGTGCAGACCCTAAAAACCAAATTATTATCTGGTCTTATCCAAGCACAAACTCTTCTGACGGAAGTGCAGACAAACTCATTATCTATAATTATGTCTTGGATAGATGGTCTACGGCAGAAGCCAATGTTACGGCTTTATCACCTCTTTACTCTGCTACTTATACTCTTGAAGGACTTGATAATATTAACAGTTCTTTGGATGCTTTACCTGCTTCACTTGATAGCCCTAGTTTTATTGGGGGTCAGTTTATTTTTGCAGCCGCGAAAGATAAGAAAATCCAGACATTCACAGGCGACACGCTTGCGGCGACTATTGAAACGGGCGAGTTTGAAGTTAAGAAGGGCAGTGTTAGCCTTGTACGAAATATTATCCCCTACGTTACAACAGGTGTTGACTCAACTGGAACAGTTACGGCTCAGATTGCTTCGCGCACTCGGCAGGTAGATTCATCATCATTTGGCTCTAGTTCTAGTTTAAACGCTGATAACTTTATACCTGTACGCTCTAATGGTCGCTATCATAAGGTTAGGGTAAACCTTTCTGGTGATTGGAGTAGAGCGCAGGGTATAGATGTTGATGCTACAGCATTGGGGCGTAGATGAGCAATCAATACAGAAAGCTACCATATCAAGGCGGCACACCTCGTGAAATATCAGAGGTGGTAAATAACTGTGTTGAAGGCAAGCTAAATAGCACAGGTAGTTTTACAGTTTCATCTGGTACAACTACCACAAATGTCACAGACAAGCGTGTTGGTGCAGATAGCATTATACTTTTTACAGGTTTGGGTAATGATATTTCACACATACACCCATTTGTATCGAGTCGCACAACTGGTAGCTTTGTTGCAGGTCATCAAAATCATGGTCATGATTTAGTTGTTGGATATGTGGTTATAGGGTAAGAAAATGGTTGATTTAGCAAGAATAGAAGGATTGTCACAACTTTCACCGCAAGGTTTTTTGGGTGGAGGATTTAATTTTGACACCATGAATCAATTAATAATGACACCAGAACAAGCTAGACAAATGAGCATGACGAGGGATGTTAAGCCTCCAGCAGTTCAAAATGCAATTAATCAAGCAATGCAAACAGGTCAAAGTGTTTCATATAGTCAGCCTATAAACACTGTAGCTGCATTGCCAGCTACACCTACACCAGCAACACCAGCACCAGTGGTGCAAACCCCGTTGCCTATAACTCAGCCTAGTGTTAATGTGCAGAATACAGGAGATATGAAGATGGCAAAACCTGAAACAAGTAGTTTAGGCGGTGATGGCGTAACCGAAACAATTACACGCACAGCCCCCGCTCCATTTGCAGAGCCATTCCTGCAATATGGTATGAGCGAGGCTTTGCGTCAATATCAGCAAGGCCCATACCAGTATTACCCTGGTGAAACAGTTGTTGGTTTTGCACCGCAAACAGAACAAGCGTTGCGTATGCAGGAGCAAATGGCTCTCGCTGGCACACCCGTAGGAACGGCTGCACAGCAATATGCAACGGACGTATTAGGTGGCACATTCCTTGGCGGCAATCCTATGTTAAGTGAAGCTATTAATAGAGCTTTAGACCCTGTGCAAGCAAGAACAACAAGCGACTTGGCTCTGCGTGGTCGCCTTGGTTCTGGTGCTGCTGCTAATGTTATGACCCGCGCACTTGGTGATGTTGCGGCTGATATTGCGTTCCGTGACTATGGTGCTGAACGTGCTAGACAACAACAGGTATTAGGAATGGCCCCAGCACTGCAACAGGCTTCATACTTTGATATTGGTCAGTTAGCTGGCGTAGGTGCTGCTAGAGAAAACTTAGCACAACAACAGCTTGCTAGTGATATTGCTAGATTCCAATTTGAGCAACAAGCACCTGCACAGGCACTTGGTCAGTATCAAGCGCTTGTATCTGGTTTCCCGATGGGTGGAACATCATCTGCAATACAGCCATACTTTGAGCCAAGCAAAGGGCAAACATTCTTAGGCGGTGCTGCATTGGGTGCATCTTTACTACCAGAATCTGCAAGCACACCCGATAGGCTTATTGCGGGCCTACTTGGCGGCACAATCGGTTCATTTTAGGGGAAAGACATGGTAACACCTATTGACCAGTTAGATGTAGGGTTGCTTGGTAGGCAACCAAGAGGTTTGAATAACATAGGTTCAGGTCTTTTAGGGCCTATTCCTAGAGTTAATATTAGCTCTCAATTAATGTCTGCTGCTCAACCTACAGCATTAGGTAGAGTGCGTGGTGCTTTGGGTCAAAGTTTATCTAATCCTAATATTTTGAGAGGTATAGCTGCTGGCTTGTTAAGTGGACCATCACGAACACCTGTTAGCTTTGGTCAGTCATTATTGGGTGGCTTGCAAGCTGGTCAACAGTTGCAAGAAGCTGAAGAAGATAGACTATTCAAAAGAAGGTTATTAGAACGTGAAGCAGATTTAGCTACTCAAAGAGTAAACCTTCTTGGCACTCAGGTTGATTTAGAGAAACAAAGATTATTAGGAGGTGGCAAGGGTGAGAGTGTAAATGTTCGATTACCAAGTGGAGTCACAACTATAGGTAGAGAAGACGAGGCGGGGAATATTTTTCTAAAGACAGAGGGTGGTCAGTTAATACCCGCACCTTTTGGGTCAACAAAAGTATCTCTTAGTGTACAGGCTAGTGGTCTTTCTGATTTAACTCCTGCTGCACAAGAAAAGGTTAAAGAAGGTCTCGACCTTAGTAAAGACAGTGTTGTATTGGCTGATGGCACAGTTCAGGTTGTTCCTGGTAGTAAAACGGCTCAAGAACTTAAATTAAAGGACCTTGGGATTAAGATAAAAAATGACAATTTTGAACTGAGTAAAAAAGAGTTTGAAACAGCAACAAGATTTAAAGAAAGAGAGTTGGCAATAAAAGAAGGCAAGGCAGCTAGAGAAGATAGTAAATTTAGGCTTGAGTATGACAAACTAAACTTTGCTTTCCAACAAGAACAAAATATAGAAGCACGAAAAAAAGAAGATGCTTTTGATGAGGCTTTTGCAATTTCTACAACGATTAATGATGTTTTTAATCTAGTAGAGCAATATGGCGAAGAAAATGTTTTTGGACCTGAGGCTCTATTTGCAAAACTCCCAGTTTTTGGTCCATCACAACCTCAAGGTATGGTTGCAGCAAAATTAGAAACTTTAAACGCACAATTAGTTAAGCGAGCCATGTCAAAATTTAGAGAGGGTAACAAACAGGGCGCAACTGGTTTTGGTGCATTAAATGAACAAGAACTGCGAGTTATTCAGAGCCTGTTTACTAATTTACTACAGTCTCAAGGTGGTCCACAGATAATGCAGAATTTAAGAAGGTTAAAAACATCTATGGATGCTTTAGCTTTTGGTGTTGTAAATAAGGGTGAGTTTGAGGATTACACACCAACCCTTCATAATGAAGGTTTGTTAGATGGTAGTATTTTGCCAGCTACAAAACAAAATTCATATTTAATTGGTGCGCCTAGTGTGCCTGGTTACACATTTAAGGGATTTCAGCCTTCTGGACCAAATGCGGGTAGACCTGTGTTTGTTAATAACAAACGTGCTGCATCTGACCCTCTTAAAGACCAGTCTGTATTTTTAGAGGGTTATTAAAATGAAAGAAACGCCTCTTACAAAAACAGAAATTGAAGAGTTTGAAGGTGCGCCTATAAAGGAGCAGCCCTTAACTCTTTCTGATGTAGAGCTTGGACCTTTAGACAGCTTAATTTACACATCTGATGGCGGTGGGATTGTTTTAAGGGAAGGGGATTTTGGTCCTCCATCTATGGCAACAGACACCTTTAGGCGTGTTAGTACACCTCTTTCTGCTACAAAAACACTTACAGAGCCAACCAGAAGTTTACTTGCTTCTCCAGGCTTTGGAATAGCATCAGAATACCTAAGAAGTGTTGACGCACCATCATCAGTTCAAGCTCTGGTAGGTTTGCCAGCAGATATTTTGCAAACAGGTCTTGGTGTGCTTGGCACTGGTTTTATGGGTGCGCTTTCTGCTCCAGTAGAGGTTGCTGGTTTGTTTATGTCTCCACAAAGTAAACGAAAGTTAACCAGAGATGTGGGCGGGATGGTTGAGTCTATAGCAGGATTTGGACCTACAACACTTGCTGGTAGGGTTATAGGTCCATCAAGCGCAAAAAGGGCGATGGAGCAACAACCTGCATCTGTTGTTGCAAGAGAGGCCCAAGAGCTTGGTGTTATCCCACCTGCTAAAGTTACTGGTCCTACTACCGCAGGTATTGTAGGTGCTGTCGAGGAAATTACACCACTAGCGGGAAGATTGGCAGACGAACCCCAGCGAGTTGCTGGTGAAATATCAGAGGTTGCTGGGAAAATTGCACCAAGAACTAAAGAAACAGTTTTTGAAACAGGTGAAAAAATAAAAAAATCTGTAGAAAAATTTGGTGCAACTACAAAGGAAAAACAAGAGGAACTATTTAGTAAAGTTGATAAGTTAATTCCTGAAGATACAAAATTCGAAGCACCTTCAACAGTAAACCTTTTAAATGAAATTAAAGATGAGTGGGCTGGTTTTTCTTCTGCTGCCAAAACAACTGGTGATAAAAAAGCCTTATCACTTTTAAAAGACCTTGAAGAGTTAGGTCCTATTGGAAAAGCATTAAAGGTAGCAGAAGAAACAGGTGATACAGAGGCAGTTTCGATTTTAAAAATATTTGGAGATGATTCTACTCTTACACCTCAAAAATTTAAATCTTTAAGAAGACTGAGGACTGCTATAGGAGAGGCAATTTCTGGTGATGGTGGGTTATTAAGTCAAAATTTAGCAAAAGGCACTTTAAAAAGACTTTATGGAGCATTATCAGAAGATATTGACAATGCGGCAGCATCAATGGGAGATAAAGCTGCATCAGCTTATACAAGAGCTAATAATTATTTTAAGGCAAGAACTAAGCGTATTGAAGGTGCTTTGCAAGATATTTCAAAACTAGATGACCCAGAAGCTGCCTACTCTGCTGTGACGCAAATTATAACTCGTGGTTCACCAAAAGAGAGTCAAAACTCATTAATTAAACTTAAAAAGTCTTTAAGTAGTGATGAGTTTCAAGATGTTTCTAAGTCTATATTGGGTCGCATGGGTGTTTTAGATAATGCTCCAGAAGGGCGGGTAGATTTTGACCCATCTCTGTGGTTAAAACAATATCAAGGTTTAAGTGAAAATGCTCAAAAAACTTTAGCTAATGCTGCTGGTGGAGAAAAAACATATGACCAACTTAATAAGTTGGCAAGATATATTCGTTTAAATGCTGATGAATCTGACCCAAGCAACTATAGGTTTAGAAGGGCGATTAATACGCTTGGGTTTTTAGGAACAGCTACTGTTGGCGGTGCAGCAACAGGTGGTATAGCGGGAGTTGCTGCGGGTCTTATTGCTGCTGGTACAGGTGTAGCAGTGACAGCACAAATATTTACAAATCAAAAATTTTTAAATGCCCTAAATAAAATGGCTGTTGGTGATATAGGACCTATGAGGGCATTAGCAAATTCAAAAGATTTATCCGCACCATCTGCAAAAATTGCTATACAAGCATACGAAGAGGACTAAACAATGGCTAAAAACAGTGTAAGAGATTTTGACGCAACTGCGGCAAACAATACAGACATCCAATCTGTAAACATAGCAGAGGGGTGCGCCCCAAGTGGCATCAACAACGCTATCAGAGAGCTAATGGCAGACATGAAAGATGTTTCTGCTGGAACTATTGCATTAGAAAGCCCACAGGCTGACAGCCTTACTGTTACTGGCAACTTGACTGTTGATACATCAACACTCAAAGTTGACAGCACGAATAATCGGGTTGGTATCCTTGAGACATCGCCAACAGTGCCGCTTGAAGTTAAAGGCGCGCAGGGATATGCCTCAAGTGCATCAAATCTTTCAACATCAACAACAAAAGCGGCGGCTAAGATAAGA